GTAAAGCATTAAAAGTCAATCAACATGAAGAGGAATGAAAAAATAGAAAAATTAGAAAGACTAGGTATTTTCAATCAATGGAAATATAACACAGAAAGAGCAAATGATACATTTAATATTGAGTGTCCTGACTTCTCAATGACAAATGAAGAGCGGGTGAACAATTTGTTAGATGTTGATTGCTGTTTTCATCGATTTCTAGCTATCTCATTCCCTTTTAATGGTACTCCTGAAGGCGTTGCTTTTTGGGAGAATATTGCAAAAAAATAATCGAACTTAATTGAATTGAAATTATGAGTAAAAAAGATTTAATAGAGCAGAACATTACAAGAGTTCAAGAATATGTGAGGGAACTTATTGAAGATGCAAAGTGGAATAATGGTGTTTCGGAAACTCTTGAATCTACTTCAATAATTGTAGGTAATAGTGATGATATCTATGATTTTGCAGTTTTATTTGCTTCTAATAGTGAATGTGTTTATTGTGAATTCATAAATGGTAAGATAGAGTACATTGATTGTGAACTAGATTGTGAAATATGCCAATTTGAAGGAAGACTAATTTTTCAATATATAAACGGAAGTTTTCATAATCCTACTGGTCAAATTATCGAACTATCAAAATTGTTGATGAAAGGCGAATTAAAAGACACAAAAAGTATCTTTTGTTCTATGGTACTTCGATTAATGGATACTGAAGAATACAATAACAATTATTGCAAATCATTGGATTTAGTTCTGAAGCTGTTTCCTGAAATAGATGGAGAATTATTAGAAAAGGAATTGGATAGATATATTTAAGCATTACAAGGATGAGTAAAATGAATTTAAATGAATTAAGAGACAAAGCATATAAAACAGCTTGTGAACATGGGTTTCACGATCAAGAGCTAAGTAACAATCATTTTCTTTGCCTTGTGATTTCTGAATTGATGGAAGCTGTGGAAGCAGATAGAAAAGGAAGGCGTGCTAATGTTGATCGGTATAATAAGAAGATTGCTAACAGCCGCATTTGTCAAGGATTGGATTCTGACATTCCCAAAGAGCGTGGTTACGAAGTCGCATACAATGAAACTATAAAAGGCTCAATTGAGGAAGAGTTAGTCGATGCTGTAATCCGCTTGCTTGAGCTTGCAGGACTTCGAGGAATAAGCCTTGAACTTGCCAACGGAGATATTGATGACTGTATTGAAGATATGGCAGAAGCTTGTAAAGACGAAACTTTCACCGAATCAATCTATTCCATCTCTACACTTCCTGTTAGGTATGACGGAATATTTGATTTTCCTACAACCGTGAATGATATGATACTATCAATCTTCGGGCTTGCCAAGCACTTAGATATAGACCTGCTTTGGCACATCGAGCAGAAAATGAAGTATAACGAACTTCGTGAAAAGATGCACGGGAAGAAGTATTAACTCTCAATACCGAAGATAGAAATGAGTAAAGCGATAAATGAAAAAGTCCTGAATAGGTAGTCAGGACTTTACTGAGATTAGATATAAATCTGAAACATTAGAGATTCGACATATTTGCCTTTCATATCACTTCCAGTACTTGATTCAAGAGTCACATGATTGGTTTTTACTGTATAGCCATCAGGCATTAAGCTATTTATGTGATTACAAATAGCGTTTTCTAAATGGTTCGGTTCCCCGTAATAAGGAGTTTCACATACTACTTTTACAACAGTGTTTCCGGATGGCTCAAACAATCTCAGTGAAATCCCTTGATTAAGCTCATAGCCTTCTTTTGTAGATTTAATTACTAACATATTTTTATTTTTAAAATTAGACAACAAAGATAGGCAATAGTTATTTATAAAACAATGAGATGATTGATTTACAGTATGTAAATGATATGTAAATGGATAAATATTAATTAAAATCATAAAAAGAAATGAGCGTTTTTGTAAAGCATTTCAGCAAGAAGGTACCCCACAGGTGGTACAGACATGGAAGGAAGGTGTTCCGGCTGACTCCTAAAAGCATGTTTGACAAGAAATCCCGGACTTTCCATTATGAATGTATCGAGAACAACTATAAGAGCGGGTGCTACATCATAGGGTTCAACCTTTATGATGACATGATCCCGATAACGGAGGATGAGTGGCGGAACGCTATGGAGAATTGCATAAACCCGTATTGATTATGAGTGAATATTCATTGAAAGAAAGAGCTCAGATGTTAACATCATTGCTTGTATATGGCGGTCCTATGACATTTGAGCAAATCAAGAAATTAGATTGGTTGAAAAATACATCTGAATACGGAATATTATTCTATCTCCGGGAAGCTGAAAGATATGAATGGATAAAAACTAAATGTTTCAGCGGTGGTAAGCCGAATATCTATTCGGCAACGGCTAAAGGCCGAAGAATGGCTGAAGCAAGAGATTAATATTCAAATACAGAGTAAATATGAGTGAAGTAGAATTAAAGAAGTTGTTTCAAATAGAGGATATATTATCACTTCCTAATGCGATTTTTAAAATAATCTTTGATAATGACGAAAGATTGCATCATATATATCGAGAGTTATTACAACTCAATACTCATGATCTTTCAAGAGATTGGTTTCAAGATATATATGAGGGTGAATTGGCTCAAAGAAACCAAAACAAGCAGGATTTTACTCCTAATGTAGTAGGAATACTACTATCAAGATTGACAGGGGTTTCCAAAGGGGTGATTTACGAACCTACTGCCGGGAATGGTTCCCTTATTATTTCTAACTGGTGGCATAGAGTTAAAACTTTAGGAACTGATTTCAAACCGTCTGAACACCCCGTTGAATGCTGGGAGTTGTCTGATAGGTCTATTCCGTTACTCTTGCTTAATTTATCGATACGTGGTATTAATGCAACTGTGTATCATGGTGATGTACTTGTAAAATCAATAAAAAGTGAATATCGCTTGCTGAACGTGAAAGATATTCCATTCGATTTTTCCATTATAGAAAAGATTAGTTATGATTGACGATAATTTTATAAAGAATCTGTACCAATACACTAGGAAAAGAATCAATTTCTTGTTTCCTGGCATTGATATTAATTACATGGATATCTCTCATTCCGTTATAGCTGACGAACGTTTTTCTATTGAAAATTGGCGGGATTTGGTTGATCGTCTGATTTACGATGAGGTTTCCTTTATAAAAAGAAACAACCGTTTTGGGGAAGCTGATTTAGCAATTAGAAATACTCCTGAAAATATTTTATTATGTAATAAATGTGGGGAGTATGTACCTGAAAGCAAATTCTATTTAAGTACGAAAATTTGTAATTCATGTTATTATATTGAAAATCGGGAAAAAATACTGAAGAATAATAAGGCATATCGGATTCGTAACAGAGACAAATTACTTGCCCGTAGGAAAGAATTGCGGAATGCCAATATTGAACATTATAGAGAATTGGAGAGGGCTAGTTACAAGCGTAGATATAAGGTTAATAAGGAAAAGATATTAGAGAAAAATAGAAAATATCAATTAGCTCACAAAAGTGAAATACGTGAGTATATGAAAGTGTATTATCAAAAAAATAAATCAAAATGGAAACAGTAATAGCAAATCCGCCCTTTTCCGCCAAATGGAGTGCAGATGTCTCTTTTATGGATGATGAACGATTTAGTGAAGTTGGGAAATTAGCCCCTAAATCTAAAGCTGATTATGCTTTTGTCTTGGATATAGTCCATAAACTGGATGTAACAGGGATTGCGGCTATAGTTCTTCCTCATGGAGTTTTATTTCGTGGTGCTGCCGAAGGTGTTATTCGCAGGTTTCTTATTGAAGATAAAAACTGCATTGATGCTGTCATTGGGCTACCGGCCAATATATTCTATGGTACTAGTATTCCTACTTGTATCTTGGTAATAAAGAAATGTCGTAAAGAAGATGAGAACATCCTTTTTATTGATGCAAGCAAAGATTTTGAAAAGCTTAAAAACAAGAACTCTTTGAGTGATGAACAAATAGACAAGATTGTACAGACGTTCCAAGAGCGTAAGGAAATTAAGAAATACAGTCATTGTGCCACATTGCAAGAGGTTATGGCTAATGATTTTAATCTTAACATACCGAGATACATAGATGTATTTGAGAAAGAAGAACCTATTGACATTAAGGCTGTTATGGATGAAATAAAAGAGCTGGAAGCCAAACGTGCCGAATTGGATAAGGAGATTGATGTTTATTTGCGAGAATTGAAACTGATTTAAATAACAAATTTATAAGATATGAAATTGGATGATGTGTATAAGGCTTGGATTTCTGTAAAGAAAAGGCAAGTCAAGACTAGTTCACTGGCATCGTACCAGCAGATATACGTGAAAAAGCTTTCTCCAATGTTAGGATGTATGGAAGTTGGGGAATTGAGCAAAAAGGTTATTGTGCCATTCATGAACGATCTTATGGATAATTCGGGGTTATCTGTGAAGTACTGCAATGATATTCTGATAGTTCTAAAAATGCTAATTCGGTTTGCTGACGAAGAGTTAGACCTTGAGGTACATAACATTACATGGAAGATGGTATGGCCAAGTAAAAATAAGATAGCTGCTCAAAAGCTGGAACGTTATTCTCCTGCTGAATATAAGAAAATCGTCGATTATGTGTTAGCGAATCCATCTCCACGTAATCTTGGAATTTTGCTAACGATATGTTCCGGTATGCGTATAGGGGAAGTATGTGCCTTACAATGGAAGGATATAGATTTAGATAAAAAGACTATTCATATTTGTAAAACCTTAGAACGCATATATATGCCAGGCGAGGATGGTACATTTAATAAAGCAAAAACCCATATTGAGATTGGGCCCCCGAAAACTTCAAATTCTGATAGGTATATTCCTATCTTAAAAAACATTTTCCCTTTGGTGAAGAAGTTTTCTGCTGTGTGTAATCCCGATTATTATGTGTGTACTTGTGGTGAGCAATATACAGAACCTCGGACCTTGCGGAATTATTATGAGAAATTTATTCTTGAAAAGGTAAAACTAGACCACTGTATCAAGTATCATGGATTAAGGCACACTTTTGCCACGACTCTTATAGAGAATAAAATTGATGTCAAAACTGTATCTACTATTCTTGGTCATTCAGATGTAGGTACCACTTTGAATATTTATGTTCATCCATCAGAGGAAGCTAAAACCGATGCTGTTAATTCAGGATTAAGGAGAATTTTTAAATAGCCCCAAATAAGTGATGAATATCGGAATACTAGCAGTCGATAGCAATTATCCTAATCTAGCTTTGATGAAGATAAGTAGCTATCACAAGGCAAGAGGTGATAATGTAGAATGGTATAATCCCCTTTGTTCTTATGATAAGGTTTACATTGCAAAAGTATTTAGCTTTACGCCGGATTACGGCTATTACATCAATGCCGATCAAGTTGAGAAAGGCGGTACAGGGTATGACATAAAAAAGGTTCTTCTACCGGAAATTGATAGAATGATTCCTGATTACGATCTGTATAATGTTGATAAAAATTTGGCTTATGGCTTTTTGACAAGGGGCTGTCCTAATCGTTGTAAATGGTGTGTTGTACCTGCCAAAGAAGGAAACATCACTCCTTACATGGATATTGCGGAAGTATCTGCTGGGCGAAAAAATGTGATTCTCATGGATAACAACATACTTGCATCCAACTACGGTTTGCAGCAGATTGAAAAGATTATCTCCATGGGAGTACGTGTAGACTTCAATCAAGGATTAGATGCCCGGTTGGTTACGGATGATATAGCCCGGTTGCTTGCAAAAGTAAAGTGGATGAAGCGCATAAGATTCGGTTGTGATACACCGGGACAAATAGCAGAATGTGAGCGTGCTACGGCTTTGATTGATAAGTACGGTTACAAAGGCGAATACTTCTTTTATTGTATCCTGCTTAGTGACTTTAAAGAATCGTTTGAGCGTGTCAATCATTGGAAGAATAAAGGCAGTCGGTTCTTGCCGCATTGCCAGCCTTACAGGGACTTAAATAATCCTCGTCAAATTATTCCTCAATGGCAAAAGGATTTAGCCGGATGGGCTGATAAGAAGTGGGTGTTTAGAAGCTGTGAATTTAAAGATTTTATCCCTCGAAAAGGGTTTAAATGTAGTGGATATTTTGATTAATAACAATACGAAAGTTATGATAATATTAAGAATAAAAAGGACCGGGAAAATTTTCCCGGTCCATAGGTCAGTAAACCTTCTGCCCTTTACGGTTAACTACACAATTATATATAGCTAACTCACCTGCTTTATCTCCTGTGCGTTTACAGTAATTGTACGCACCGCGAGCACCAGAGAATTCTCCTCTTCCATGTAGGTAGATAAACTCTCCAAGTAAAGCAGCTCCCTTACAAGCAGCGATAAATAAATAATACTTATTGTTCATAAATATACATTATTTATAGGTTAATACTAGATAGATTCTACCTAACAAACTATGTTATGGTCAGAATTTCTCAGTTAGTTATTACTAACAACTGCAAAGATAATAATTATATAGAAAACTCAAACTTTAAAATTATCAATGAAAGCAATAACAATAAAACAACCATGGGCTTCTTTAATAGTGCATGGTATCAAGGATATTGAGAACCGTACTTGGGCGTGTCCATGGAAATACATAGGGCATAGAGTGTTAATCCATGCAAGTGGGAAACCTGTAGAAATGAGAAATCCCAATAGTGTATTTACAAAAGCTCAATGGGATAGTCTGCCTATTGAGTTTCAACGAAAAATAATATGTGCAGAGGGCATTGTCAATTCTGCTATCATTGGAAGTGTAGAAATAATTGGATGCTCTATCAATCATCCTTCTAAATGGGCAGAGAAAACAGATGATAGTAAAGGCTATTATGAAAATCCTATTTATAACTGGGTACTAGCTAATCCTATATTATTTCCAGAGCCGATACCGGCTAAAGGGAAATTGTCATTTTGGGAGTATCCCAATATCAATTCAGAGGACGATATTTGCTTGTGTAATTTGGTCGTAAATGAAAGGAATCAAGTCGTTAGCTATGGAGAGTATGACCGATGTGTATACTGTGGTAGTAAATGGAGTAAATAACAATAGTACAGAATAATAGTAACATAATAGTTAGATATGAATTATACTGTCAATATCTTCTTCATTGTCAACATACATTTTGATGTATTTTCTTAATAAGGTTGGATTATTGACACATTCATCTGTTTTAATTATTTGGAGATTATTCAATCCATATAAAGATGTCAAATTCCAATTTGTCATTTCTTGTAGTGAGCGTTTTATCTCAATTTCCGATTTTGCGTCTTTAGTGAATATTGTAATATTCTTCTTTTGGGGATTAGTGGATGAAGATTGTCTTTCAAAAAAGGCTTTAAAATATTGGCTGTCATTTATGCCTAATGAATGCCCAAATATTGTAATATCATCAGCATCCATTAAATCATATACCATAGCTGGGGGATTATATTGGGAATCAAATGATTTCTGTATAAAATCATAGTTTTTGTCTATGTTTTCATCTCTTGTTCCTAAAATGATATTCCCGTCTAAACATAAGCCATGTACATACTTAACTGCATCATTAAATTCCATAGCAAAACTAGAGTTGGGAGCTATTGCTCCAAAACTTGTATAATTAAAAGAGTATATGACAATTTCATCATTTACATTGCTTTTGATAAATGTTCTTGCTACTGTAGCAGCTATGGAGTTTTCATTAATAGCTTCTTTTTGAATTTTTATTAGGTATTGCATTAACCCAACTTTAATCAACTGTACGGCTTTTTTATCTCGTTCAATTGGAGAATTTAGCACATCTTCATGTGATAAACAGATTATGTAAGAAAGTCCAGGTTTGGATAATACGCCTATCTTTAATAGTCTATTAACAGTCTCAGCATTTGTTTGTATTAAATCATTATATTCAGAAATACCATGATAGGCATGTATCATTTCTAATATTTTTCTTTCTGTGCTATTATATAAATCGAATGGATGCCCATTATTATTCTTAATTTTAGTATAATAATAACTTAGTTCATTCTCCAAATCATACCACTTGACCGCATCTAAATTATCGTTCCATTTGTCATTTAAATGTTTGATTAAAGGAGATGGGTAGTCTTTGGGACAAAATTCAGATTGGCAAAAGTCCTTGTATGAAGTCTTTCTGCCTAAACAAAGGTCAAATCCGTTACCTATTATCAGAACTCTTTTTCTATCTTTATTCATACTGCAAAAGTAAGGAAAGATTATGATAATAAGAACTGAAATTTATATAATTGTTGAACCTTTGGTGTATTGGTTATCCGATACACCTTTATTTTTTTGTGATGATGAGAAAAATGATTGTAACTGGCAGTGAAGGCTTCATAGGTAAAGCCCTCTGCCAAGAATTAGCGAAAAGAAATGTTGAAGTGATAGGTATCGATCGAAAGAACGGTACTGAAGCTTCAAAAGTATGTGAACTTCTAAAGTACGGTGATATCGACTGTGTATTTCACCTGGCAGCACAAACAAGTGTATTCAATGGAAATCTGGAACAGATCCGGAAAGATAATATTGATACCTTTATGTGCATAGCCGATGCATGTAACCAATACCATGTAAAATTAGTATATGCCAGTTCATCGACCGCGAACCCGGAGAACACAACAAGTCTCTATGGTATAAGTAAGTACTTTGATGAACAGTATGCATCTATCTATTGTAAGGCTGCGACCGGGTGCCGGCTGCATAATGTATATGGACCTAATCCGCGAAAAAGAACTCTTCTCTGGTTCCTGATGGAAAAGGAAAACGTGTCATTATACAACTGTGGTCAGAATATCCGGTGCTTCACTTACATAGATGATGTCATTGAGGGGCTTATCTATTCGGTGGGTTGTAACCGGCAACTTATCAATATTTGTAACGTTCAACCTGTGACTACTATGTATTTTGCTTCTTTAGTAAAATACTACAAACCGATTGAAATAGAGTTGATTAATAAAAAACGAGATTTTGACAATTTGGAGCAGTCGGTGAACCGGGATATCTATTTAGTACCTTTGTCTTACACATCTGTCGAGGACGGAGTAAAGAAGATCTTTGATGAAAGGAAAGGGAAAGATATGTCGTATTGACGACTGGGATAAGCCGGAAGCGGTGAAAGGTAAGAGCTGGTCTCATCAGGAACGGTTATGTGATTTGAGAGAAAAGGTGTCACTTCATAAAAAGGGTGATATCTATTACATCTCCCAGTTCACCCGTTCCAAGACCGGTACCAGCTTTTCAGAAATTAAACAGTCGGAGGAACTTGCATCATTCTTTGCAGAGAGAGCGTGTGAGTTTCTCCACCGCTTCATTGTAGGGGGATGTGAAGGATGGTGTATAGTCACCACACCGCGACGGAGACACTACGAGGGCTTTCATTTTGCAACCTCTATCTGCACGAAAATAGCTGGGGCGGTGAAAATACCATTCTATGAGAATGCAATTCAGTGCCTAACTAAAGATAGATTGAATCCGGAATTCTTTCTTCTTCGTCCGATAAAGGAAAAGAAGATAATAGTGTACGATGACATATTAACAACTGGCAGCACACTGCTTGCCACCTATGAGCTTTTAAAGGATAGAGAGCAGCTTCTTTTTCTCGTAGGAATAAATAACAATTGATATGGGAAAGCAAGAGAAACCATTAACATTCAAGCAAGAGAAATTCTGTAAATACTACGTTGATACAGAAGGTAATGCTAGTGAAGCATATAGGATGTCTTATGATGCGTCAAAGATGAAACCTGAAACGATTTGGAGTGCTGCTAGCAGATTGTTAGCCAATAGCAAGGTTAGTGCAAGGATAAGTGAGATTAAGCAACAGAGGGCGAAAGAGACTGAAGTAGAGAGGAAAACGGTCGAGAAGGTATTAATGGATATTGTACTCGCTGATCCCGATGATTTACATTATGTAGACCCTGTTACCGGGAAAACAAAGATGAGAAGTCCGTCCCAACTTCCAAAGCGTGCCCGTAATGCGTTGAAGAAGATTCAGAATAATAGAGGAGTGGTTAATTATGAGTTCAACGGCAAGACAGAAGCCGCCCGGATTCTTGGTGCCTGGAATGGATGGGAAGCCGATAAGAATGTCAACATCAAAGGTGGAGACGGAAATAAAGTCGGTGAACTTCGTATCGGATTTGAAGATAATGAGGATTCGGAAGAATAGAACAATTTGAACTGCAAAATCCAGTATTCACCCTACGGAGAAACCTTACTTTTAGAACAATATGGTTATAAATTATAAGAAGCTAAATCCTAACGGATTCTATCTATTGAAGTACTTGAATGATGAGACTATCCGTTTTATCATTCTCTATGGAGGTTCATCTTCCGGTAAGTCGTATAGTGTGGCACAAACAATACTGATACAGACATTACAGGATGGTGAGAACACTCTTGTCATGCGTAAAGTAGGAGCTTCTATTCTCAAAACCATTTATGAAGATTATAAAGTCGCTGCGGCCGGTCTTGGCATATCCCATTTGTTCAAGTTCCAACAGAATACTATTAAGTGTCTGGTTAATGGTGCGAAGATAGATTTTTCCGGTCTTGACGATCCGGAAAAGATAAAAGGTATCTCCAATTATAAGCGTGTTCAGTTAGAGGAATGGTCAGAGTTCGAGCATCCGGATTTCAAGCAGCTACGTAAGCGTTTGCGTGGTAAGAAAGGGCAGCAAATTATTTGTACCTTTAATCCGATCAGTGAAAGCCACTGGATAAAGAAAGAGTTCATTGATAAAGACAAATGGCATGATGTACCGATGACGGTTACCATTGCCGGCAAAGAGTTGCCGAAAGAACTTACCAAGGTCAAATCCGTAAAGAAGAATGCACCCAGGCAAATACTTAATCTTCGTACTAAGCAAATCGAGGAACAGGCACCTAATACAGTTATTATCCAATCTACCTATTTGAATAATTTTTGGGTGGTCGGTAGTCCTGACGGTACGTATGGTTTCTATGATGAGCAATGTGTTGCCGACTTTGAGTAT